GGGACATCATGGCCGCAGGCGGGTGGAACAGTCCGCAGATGCTCGACTATTACGACATGTCCCGTCGTGGGCTGAATGGCAAGGCTGGCGACGGATTGCAGGATTATCTGGGCAAGGAGGATTGATTTCCACGACACGCCCGACTTGAAATGATACCAGTGGTATCATATACTTGTAACCACAAGACGGGAAGCATCAAGGCATCCCCACAATCACAAGGAGATTGAAATGATTACCATTCGTATCGAAAAAACCAGAGGCCACAAGTGGAATGAGACTGGCACATTCGCACTGGAGTTCCCGAAGTCGGAATTACGAAAGCGCGTCTATGATTGCCAGCTCGACAAGGACGGCGAAACCGAAGACGCATGGCTTTGCATCCCGTCCGAACGGCTCCGTGCCAAGTATGAGCGGCTCGTCGCTGACGAGGAGTCCACGCAATCCGATTACGACAAGCTGTACGAAGAGCTTTCGGCTTACTCAGACACGTTGACCACCGAGCAGCTCATGGACTGGTTCATCGACCTGAACGATCCTGAAACCATCAGCGGATGGACCGAGCGCATCGAAGCCCACAACGCCTACATCGACGTGATGGAGCCGAACAATGCGGTGCTCAGGAACCCGCTTGACGTGGATTCGACGTTCCATATCCGCATCTACGATTACTTCATCGATTTCCATGAGGATAGGGAGATTGTGGACGACTTGGAGTTCACCCCGTCCGACGTGGATGCGGATGATTGGACGGAGGACATCAAACGGTGTCTTGAGGAAAACGGGTGGCGTCTTGACTCCAAGATCGGAACGGATTCCGATGATTCCGATTTGCTGGTGTTCGATTGCGTCAAGGCGTGACGTATTCCGCTGAAAATTGTTGTTCTGCCGGTTCCAGCGTGTTTTTCATGCCGGAACCGACGTTTTCCGTGTTTTCATGATTGTCTGGAGGTTTGATGACGTTTGGATCGAAGGCCGCTTTTCGCGCGGCACGGGAACGCTGCGGCATCAGTCAGAAGATGCTTGCCGACCGTTTCGGCAATGCCGTGTTGACGGTGAAACGTTGGGAGAAGCCTGGCGAGGCGGAACCACCGGCAGACGTGCAGGCATGGTTGGAAAGTATGCTCACGCAGCATGTCGAAGCGGTCGAGGCCGCGTTGGATGCGGTGGACGGGATTGAGGAAGTCCAAGGCAACCCGCCTGACCATGTTGACTTGCTCTACTATCGTTCGCAGGAACACTACGACCGTTACGGACGGGACAAAGGCGATTACGCGATCGTCAATGCCCGCAGCAGGGAGATAGCCGCGATCCTTGAATCGCAGGGTATCGAAGCGCGGTTCCGTTATCCCGAGGATGATGAAGCCGGTTTCCAACGTTTGGCGAACACTCGCTAAACGCATTTGTTGTTAACAGGGCCATTGTAGACCACTCAGACGTTGCTTAACGCGGTTTGTAGCCAGTTGTCCACTAATTCGGCTTCGTTGACTGGCTCGAAACACCATGCGTCTAATCCGACGTTGATCTCATTGTGATGCCTGCCGAACTCAAGCGGGTCATGCGCGTGCGTGTGTCCATGCAGAAGCAGCGTGTTGTTCATGCGTGGTATCGCGTATTCGGCTAATTCCGGCGCGTTCCAATTGGTTGAGACTGCGCCTAGGGGTTTGCTTTGCGTGAAGTCTTCACGCCATTGGTAGTGGCTTAAAAATACCGTGTGTGGATTGTTGCCCCACACGTCTCTGATTTCGGTGATGCCGACTCTTCCGACTTCCACGAACACGCTTGCCAACTTTTCCAGCGTGCGGCTGGAACTGTGCAGTTCGTGGTTGCCAAGAATCAGATGCCTGTTCTTGCGCGGCACATGCAAGTTTTGGATGCGCATTATCGCTTGGTCTACGCTCCACGTACCACCGGAACTGATGTCTCCGAGGATGTAGAGTTCGTCTTCCTCGCCAACATACGTGTTGATGCTTCTGATGATGTCGGCATCATGTCTCCGCCAGTCAACACAGTTCTTGAGCGGCTTATGCTCATGTTCGGCCTGTTGTTTGATCGATGCATCCTTAGCATATCCGGGTAGCGCGTATCCACGCAGCGCGGCCACGAACGGATGCGCGAAATGCAAGTCACTGGTAAACCACTTCATCTGTTTTCCTTCAACATGTTCCCGTAGATGCGCATACCGGCTTTCATGGCAAGTTCCGGCGTACTGTAGCAGCAGCACTCCATACATGGGCCTGATAGCGGGTGAATCGTCGGGTTATCAACGTCGAGGTCCACGCGGCATTCCTTGTAGATCACGGGAATGTATACGCCTTCATCCTCGATAATCATGATCGCACTGTACTTGGGTGTGTCCTCGTCAATATGCCCAAAAGGCTCGAAATTCGAGAGGTCTGGGGACGGATTGCCGTCACCTGTAAAGACGAAACTCTTCGTGACTGAAGTGTCATCCACGGTTCTCCACCGCCTTCCCGTGCTGCTTGTCCCACTCGTCCAATGCTTCGAGCACTCTTGGTAGTCCGAAATAATCGTAGGTTTCGCTACCCTCCCGCCCGTTGCGCGTCACATACCCGATTGTCAGCATTTCGGGTTCGTCGCCGCATGTCTCACAGGCTGCTGGGCAGTACTCGCTGTAGTTGTAGCTGGTCACTCGTACCGGCTCGTCCTCGCTTCCGTCGAACAGTTCCGGCGATTCCACGGCGATCACGCGCATAAGCAGTTCGTTCGTTGATTTATTGGTGGTGTTTTCCGTCATACTCCCCTACTTTTCGTTGACTTCGATTACCAGTTCTGTGTCACCACGCACGGTCGCCTTGATATCGTCGTTAAGCTGATTCGACAAATGCATGATGATGTCGGTGACAGTTTCGTAATTCAGTTTCGGGACAACGCTGATGCTCCCATAGCCGTTGGGCACGGCTTCGATATCGTTGCTGTACACCGGCATGGAGTATTGCGTCGCTCTTAACTCCTTGAGTTTTCCTGACATGACGGCTTCACCATCGTCCAGAATGGTTACCTTCTTGCCTAAATGCGTGGCGTTCAACTGTTCAGCCTTGATGATGACCTGTTTGCTCATTCCGAATAGCCTCCGATGAATTTTTGGCAGTTGGAGTCCAACTCGAACTCTTCGACGTACACGCCCTTGTCTCCGTGAAGCTCTTTGTGTTTGAGTGCGAACTTCCTACGTTTGAGATTGCGCACACGTTTGACCGCATGCTCTCGCGTGGCGTAAACGCCCATGACACTGACAAAACTTCCATAGAATGGAATGTCCCCGTGGTTATCGATATCAGCGGTGACGATGTAGATTCTCATGCGGGTATCCTTTCGTAGGATACCGTGGATGTTTCCGGTGGGAACGTGGTGCCTTTGCTGTTTGTGATCCGTTCCAATTCCATGAACTCTTCGACCGATATGGTGACGCTGATGTTCGTGCAATCATCCGTTATCGTGACGTATTCAGTTGGCGTTTGATGCAGTACGCCGTTTTCGTCATAGGACACGGCATCTGTGTTGATGATTTTCAGGATCACGCCATTCATGACGTTCTCCCATGTGGTTATCAGCTGTGGCGGATTACGTATGCCCTCCGCTTCTGCCTTGTCTGTGCTTTCGTAGTGGAATCCGAGTTTTATCAGCTTGTTTATAACGGGGGTTGTTTTCTTGGTGAAGTCGAGTACCGTCATTGTGTCTCCTTCTGTGATTCTAGTTGATGCCGCTGCTGCCGAATCCTTTATCGCCACGTTCGGTCGAATCCAGTTCGTTGACTGGCTCGAATTGCATGTGCGCGTATGGTAGGAACACGATTTGCGCTATCCGGTCTCCCTCATGGATTTCAAACGCCTGTTCGTCCATGTTTCGGAGGATTACGCAGACTTCGCCACGATAGTTCGCGTCGATTACGCCGGGTGCGTTCATCACGGTGATGTTGTGTTTCAACGCCAAGCCTGAGCGTGGGCAGACCAGTCCGACATATCCGGCTGGAATAGCCAGTCTCACGCCCGTATGCACGAGTGTCTGGCTGCCCGCGCAGATGATCGTATCCTCATTGCTTCTGAGGTCTGCTCCACCATCGTTCGTGTGAGCGTAGCTGATGTTATTGGTTTTGCCGCTGATATGCATTTAGTCTCCGAACTTTTCGAGAATGAGTACGCCTATGACGCCGATAATCCAAGCGATTATCAGGATGATTGTGATACCGGCCAATGCGAGTAGTGGTATCCAAATGGGTGCGAGCACCCATATCCACGAGTATGGGAATTGGCCTCCGATTTTCAGGAGTGCCAACATGCCGGACAACAGTAGGAGGATTAACGAGCAGTCGATGTTGATTTTCAATTCAATCCTCCGTGTAGAAGGTGATCGTGTGGAGTTTCTTCTTCACGTCGAATTGTTCCCCGAACATGCCTGATTTTTTGACGGGTTCGATCACGTCGCGCATGTGATGCGCGTGATAAGTGACGGTCTTGCCCTTGTCGGTGATGCTGATAGTGGCGGTCATCGGATTACTTCTTCCACTAGGGCGAGATTGCTTGCCTGAATGGTTTTGCTGACGCCGTTGCGAAGGTTCTTGAACGTGGATGAAGATGGTTTCATGCAGTTCGCATCCTCGAAGTCGATGATGCATTCCATGTCATCCCAATGGTCAACCCATTTGGAGCCGGCCAATCTGGGGTCTGCGCGAGTGTAGACGATGACGCCTTTCTTATGGTCGGTGTGCGAGTATGCGAATCCGAGATCATTGAGTTTGACCGCGTATGGCGGGTTGGAGAGGTCGATTTTCACTTTGCATCCTTTCCAACGAGTCCCCAAATATCGTCAACCGGAGTGGTTTGCTGCATCAGCATGTACACGTCCGCGATACGGTAGATGGGATGCCGCCCTTCCTTGCGTACCGGGGTGAGCTTGCCCCTGTGCGCCCATGATTTCAACGTGTTCGCGGATACGAGGTATCCAGCCTGTTGGAGTTTGCTTCTGATGTCCGAAGCAGTCCCCGTGTAAGTGCTGTGTTTGATCTTGTCTTGCATGAGTGTCCTCAAAAAGTTGATGTTCCAAACGTTCCTGCATCCACGGCATTTGACTTGTTTTGCCGTCTCGTCAGCGCTTAACGGCATGTTGCAGTCAGTGTTGGGGCAGTTGCCCAAGCTAACCGTATGGCCTTGATTCAACAGGCGCTGGCATTTGTCGCGGGCGATGCGGATTTCAAGCGCGTACACGGGTGTTGCCGTTGAGCATAGACACGCGGGTTCGCCTTGCTTGGTTTTCTTCACGGCTATCCGCTGCGCCAACACGTTCAACGGATCGTGATTCAGGTATTCGACGCCTAAGCATTTAGCGAACGCGGATAGTGTGCCCCACACGCTATCATCCCGTTCGTCTCCCTCATACAGCAGGTCGAACACTTGCTCCCTCAATGGCGGATTATCAGAGTATCCTCCCCCGCCACCGTTAGCGTCATGGTTCTTGTTGATGCGGTTCATCTTGTCGGTTTCCAAAAATCCGATATTCTTCGTGAACCATTCCAAGTCGGCTAGGAGCCGCTGTTCACATTCAGGGCAGAGTTGCCTGGTATCGTCTCGTTCACGCCCGCAACGCAACAGTTTGCAGTCAGCCAATCGCACGCCTTCCAAAATCATGGTATGTTGATTCCGCACCGGTGCCCGAAGGCGTGCGATTAATGCCGGAACATGTCTAGTATACCGGTTGCACCCAACCTTGCAACCGGTATTGGATTAACGTCTCAAACAGTCTCCCGCTTCCGTTTTCTCTTCTCGGGATGAAGCAGGTAGTAGTTGCGTTTGTAGGCCGCCTGTTCCTCACGGCTGAAATGGTGGAATGTCGGACGATGCGCAAGCTTGTATCGGCGGTTGCATTCCAAGACTTGCTCACGGTGGGCCATCCGCCACTGTCGCGTGTGCTCACGTTTCCGTGCGAGCTGTTCCGCAGTAAGCTTGACCGGCTTTTTCGACGCTTTCGCCTTCTTCTTTCCGACTGGCGGCTTCTCAGACGGCTTGCGCCTACCACGACGAAGAACCGCTATGTCAACCGCGAACATTTTCATGATCTCGTCGGCGGTAGGCTCATTCATTCCGTTTGCTCCAATGATTTGCAGTAGTCCTCTCGATCACGTACAACACGACGGCCTCATTGTCCAATGCCAGTGGGTTCGCTGCCGTGACGTTGATGATTTTCCACCCATCGTCCAGATAGTCGATGAGTTTTGAATCATTCTGCACGCGCACGCCGTTACCGTTGAACTTCGTGTATACGGGGATTAGCTCATGTTCCATTATTTCGTCTCCCCGTCCTTGCCGCTAGCATTGTCCCAATCGCAGGAAAGACCGCCTCCCCCCTTGTAGACGTTGAAGCGGATGCATGTCACGGTCCTACCGTCGTGCAACTTGATTCTGCACTCATCGGTCGCGAAGTCGCCTCGCATATCAATGCAGTTGCTACCGTTCTCAGCATCGTCAGCATACGCTTCATTACCGCATCCGGCCAGTGGGAAAACCATTGTCACGGCCATAAGCACGGCCATTAGCCCTCGTTGAATATTCTTGTTTCCTATCATTTCGTCTCCTTGATTTGCTTGATGATTCTCTCGTATGCTCGATGATGGAATATTCGCGTCCGTAAGACTGAGCATGGTTTCCAATGGAAAAGCTCGACTTCACTGGCGTACACGGGTAGGAACCATTTATGACAGTCCATGCAGTACATCAGGTCGGAGTGGAATGTGACCTTCGGATGCGGATGATCGTATCCGCTACCGCAGGATACCGCGACGAAGCATCGCACTGAGCTTTCATCCTTGGTGGGATACCCGTACACATAATCCCGTCTCATTCCGTCACCGCATGTCGTTCCACTTCGAGTACTTCCTTCGCCCGATCGATGAAGTCTTCCCGATAGCCACAGATTTCCCCGGCGTAATCCCACGCATCGTCTTCGTCCTTCGCCACATAGTCGCTTTCGATGCCATCCCACTTCTTGCAGCTTCGCCATAGCAAGCGTTTTGCCACGGCCTCCACCTCAACGTCAGACGGTGGCGCTTCGCGGCCTCGAATATAGGCTTCCTGCAAATCGTCAGTATTGGCAGCGAAAACCTTCTTGCAGCCCGAACCGTCATTCCAGTACTCGGTCGAGTACGCCTTTTCGGCTTCATCCTCTGAGATACTCAATTTGTCCTCTTTCCGTTCGCTTTGACCATTGCCCAGAGAATTTCGCTCGCCGGACGCCTCCTGTATGACAGGTCGTTGTAGGACTGCACATAGTCGAGAATCAGTTTCGAGCCGGTCGAATC